CGTCTTTGTTTTTCTTGCTCGCGTTGCTCTTTTATATCTTGTTTCATAATAAAAAGGTTGGGGGCTTGCGCCCCCAACCATTACCACTTACGGAGTAGTCAGTTCGGTATTCTGTGCGCGGAGCTTCTCCATCAGACCAATTGCCTGATTTACACCCAATACACTGAACAACTCATTAGCACCATTTCCACCTGCACCACCGCCCATCATCACGACCTGGTCAGGTAGATTAAGTTTAGCGATTTCTGCAGCAACCATCGCATCACGCTTTGCACTAATCTCGAGAGTTACTTTCTCTTTTTCAGAGATGAAACCACCAAGTTCAATTTCCTTCTGCTTAGCTTCTGCAAGAGCAACCATTCGCTGTGCCTCTTGCATTGCTGCTTCCTTTTCCAGCTCTGCTACTTCAAGCTTCTGACTAGCCGCAATAAGCGCTTTCTCTTTGATTTGTAGTGCCTGGAGCTTTTCCTGTTCAGCTTTTGCAACTTCCATCTCAGCAATACCTCTGGATTCTGCAACCTTCACATTCATCTCAGCTTCTTTTTCAGCCTTCATGCGCTTACCGGCTTCAATTTTCTGCTGCGTCTGTTGGCGTTCCTTCTCTACTTCAATCTTCGCCAATTCAGCCTGAAGACTAGCTTCTTTCTTCTTTGCAAATTGGTCGCGAGTCAAAACATCATACTCAACGCTAGTAACAGAGAACTGTGCAATATCAATTCCATACTGCATGAGTGGAGACTCCGCATCAACAATCGGATTTTTATCGGAATTCTCTACAATCTCAGTTGAAAACGCGGTTAATGTTCTACCAGATTCATCAATCTTCGGTTGACCATTAATATCTAATACCGATTTTTCAACTCGACGGAAACGATATAAGCCGTTTTCCAGCTGATCACCAATAATCTTAGCAAATTCAGCTTTACGAGATGTCTGGTTTTCAGATGATGTCATCATAGTAGCTGTAGCTTTAATACAGTTAACCAAATGTGCTCGTACAGATGATTTTACATTACTAATATCAGCTGTAAATTCTCGATGAATTAATAGTCGTTGCTCATCTTGTACTGGCATACGAAAACGAACGATAGTAGAAACTGTTGCAATACCACCATCATTGAATGTAGCGCGAACACTATTATCGTCATCTCCACCTTCTTTATCATCTGCGCTGTAATAAGCCTGTACCGCTTTTGGGTACGTAGTCACCTTCGCAAACCTACGGAGATAAAATCCCGCTTTATCACGAACCGACATATCACCATCCATTGCCTGAATGACCTGATAATTCTCATTATCATTTCGACCGATCATTCCGAAAAACAAACTCAGAATGCCAACAACGATGACAAACCCGAGAACTCCACCAACCCATGCTTTAATGCTTTCCATCTTTCTCCTTCTTTTTTGTTTTGTTACTTGTTTACATATGAGATCCATCTTCTACTCGTGACGTTCACCCTTCGTCACAATCCATTGTCCTTGTGCTTTCTTTGCCGGTCAACTCTGCGTTGGGCACCACGCGATACACAGCGCATCGAGACCCGTTACCAATCCAACATTTGTCTATCGGTTCTGGAACCGTCCACGCCCCGACTTTGCAATCACCATTCGGCATTGCATGGCTGAAGTCCAGTTCCCGCATAGGTTTGTTTGGGAAGCGTTCGCCAGCCTCGTATGTTCTGACGTATTCAAAACCCTCGTACGCTTCGATTTCCTGCTCGCTCATTGGTTCTCCTTGTTAGGAGGAAGATGATCGGACGGCACAGTTGCACTGCCCGTGACGCGACAGTGATGCCCACGTATCTGCTGTCCGGTCTCCAAATCCCAAGATCCTGCTGCTTTGCAAATGCTGTTGTGATGCCCCATCCGATGCCTGAACCACCGAACAAGGCGTTGGAGCGTACAAAGAAAGCTGCGCATTTTGACTTTGTAACGGTGCTCACTATTTTCACGGTTTTCTGTATTCATAGCTTTTATCCTTTTCTGCTTTCCAGCGAGCTGACTCTTCTTTGATTCCATCTTCACGACCGGATATTTTACCGACTGCGAAACCTAGAAGAAAACCAACACCAAGGATAAACGCAATAATCACCAATCCTGCAATGATCCATGAGGTCATATAATTCCTTTCTCTTTCTTAATTAATGTATAGATATAATAATCGATAATGAATATCATATCAAGCAAATTTACAAATCTTTTATAAATTTATTAGTCTTGTATAAATCGTGAATTTCACTATTGATTGTTTCAATAATCTGTGGTGCTTGTAATCCTAAAATCTCAACACAAAACGGACAAAAATAAATATTTGTTTGAAGATGTACTATGTTGAGGTATTTGACATCGTCAAGCCACACACCACACATTGAGCAAGAATTTTTGCTTCCTGTATTTTTTGGTTTTGACCATGTAATTTTAGTTTGGTTTTTATTAGTACTAAAAAATTCAATTTGTATATCCTCAGCAATAATTTTTGACTTCTTAATTTTACGCAGTAAACCTTTTAATCTTAAACTCTCACTTCTAAGATTGGTAAGCTTTACTTGTGACCATTTTTGTATAGTATGAGTAATATCTGCAATGCACTGATCATAACAATCGGAAATGTTTTGTTGCACTGTAAAACGAAAGTGTTCTATATCAGCAGTACGCTTATCTATTGGAAAGGAGTATGCACGATGCTGCTTAGGAGTAAAAGAGTTATAATCTTTTCCGAGATAAGTTTCACCGTATTTGATAAAATACTTTTTCATCTCTTTTTGACACCATCAGCAAATGCATGTTGCAAGGTAGTCCAAGTTTGGTTCAGATCTGACGTAGGAATGTTTAATTCATATCCATCTTTAAATTTAACAAAAACAGTATTCTCTCTTTTTCTAAGCCAAAGAACATTCTGTGCATTAATGATATGATTCGGCATTACAAGCCAATCTGGTGCAGCAGTGCTTTCGTATGTTGCTATTATTTTTGATTTAAGATCCTCGTCTGAAGTTGTTGTGTGTGTGTGGGGTGTATCAGGCATCGGAGGAACGTGCATCTGTGTATCTTCTGATTCTTTCATATACATATACCCTTTAATGAAAAAAGCGGAGGGGATTGCTCCCCTCCGCTTGAATGTAATCTTAGTCTACATCTTTATCTGAACTCTTTGCACCAATTCGAAGTGCGTCAAGTCCTCGTTCAGCCGCAGTACCCGCCAGCACCTTCTTGAGCTGATCGATGCCATTGACACCTAACAGCATTCCGAGAGCACCTTCAGACTTCGGCAGATTTTCAGCAATCGTCGTCGCCAGCTGCTTATCACCCAGACCAGTAATTGCGTTAACCAATTCAGGTGTAACTGCACTCCAGCGACTCTTATATGCGCTAACTTCAGTTTCCAGCTCAGACTGCATTACTGTCAACCGTTGCTTATCACTTTCATTACGCGTGCAAGTTTTGCAGCAGCAATTGCATCCAGTGCTTCTTGACTGTCGACATCAATAGCAAGTTTTGCATCACTTAGCTTCTTCTGATCTGCCAGAACCTGTAGTTCAATTTCTGCCTGTTTTGCAGTTGTTACAGCCTGCAAAGTAGCAATCTGCTGCTTGATAACTTCAATCTGCGATGCCTGTGTCAAGCGCCGTTTTTCAGATTTGAGCATCAGCGTCTCTCTGACCGCATCATGCTGTGCCTTGATCAATTGCTCTGCAATCGATCGATCACCGATCTGAATATTAAGCACATCCACATCACAGATACGCATACCGTTTTCACCAAACGCTCTACCGGTGCGACCCTTTTCAGTAGCTGCACCGAGAACGATGTCACGAATAATATCAATTGAGCCTGCATTGAAAGTCTCAATATCAACCTTTGTAACTGCATTACGGATCATTGAACGCATATGATCAGTTAAGTACTTGACGTAGTTCTCAACGTCGTACCACTTCTCAGGCTTATCTTCAAAGTTAACCGTATACGATAACGTCAAACCAACCTTCACCAGATCAGAAGTTTCTGCTTCAACATAATCCGTGATCTTATTGTTCGTTACTCGTAAGTAAACTGTCTTCAACAAATCCTGGGTGGATTTCGGACAGCCACGCGACAGCTTAGTCACTTCAAGCGATTCATCGTATTCGAGTAATACTGTTGTAGGTCCAACAACAACTCGACGATTTCCAGCCTTGTCAACGATTTGAACAGCATACCCCGTCCAGATGTTGATCGCGACCGCTCCTTCATATTTCGTATTAAGAGTAATCGTCCGCGGAGGGGTGAAGTTACGATTGCGTGTCATTTTGTCAGAAGCAAACCGCTCCATATTCATCAGACTCGAACCATAAATGTCCCGTGCATTTCTCTCAAGTGTCTTCGAGAGAACAGCTTCATTGACGTCATAGTCGTCATCGTCATCATTCATTGAACGAGCAAGCTCATACTCTTCGAGAAGTTTATGATTTGCTGCAACTGCTTCTGAGTTACCTGGGAACCAAAGCTGACAGGTCTTTGGATCGAGGGCCTTGCGAACAATGACCTCTTTCCGTGGATCCGGAAGGTACATCTTTGGTCCCTTAATCAGTGTAACACCACCATTCGCCTTATTCAATACATAGCGAGCTTCACCCTTCGGGATTGCAATCGCATAGTGAATAAGATCCTGTCCGTACCGAATCAAGGCGTGCTCTGGACGAGGATAGTAGATTCTCATCTCGTTTCCGGTAATAAACAGTTCATCACCAGCCTTGTAAGACTTTCCTTCCTCTTCATATTCGGCAATCACCTTAATATAAAGACCCATGTTCTCATTAAGTTCCAGAGCTTTGTACTTTGGAGATTTATTCTGAAGAACAAACTTCTCTGTCGGATCTGGAATAACAACGGCAGGACCCTTCACATACCGCTTCTCACCATCTTCACCAAGAAGAATAGCATACGTCAACCGCTGCAGAGTTACTGCATCCCGAATAAGACTTCCATCCTTATCAGGAACAACTTCTACACCAGTTGGTAGAATATAGAAACTAACATCTGAACCGGTGATGTTAATTAAGCGACCTGTCGTCAGATCTTTGATTCGTGCATCAATGGCCTTTTTGGCTTTGGTGTCATCGGTGCCGTCCGTCGCAGCTTTAACAACCGCTTCGCCCCAATTCTTCCTTGCCTCTTTATCATTATATACACGTACTACAAGATACTGATTTGATCGGAGCTGATGTCCGTCAATCAATTCAGCATGCTGTCCTGGGAATAATGCAAAATTTGCAGGTCCTGGAATAACAACCTTGCAACCTTGCTGCAGACTTACTGCATCTGACGCACCGCGTGTTGGGTGTTCTTTTTCTGCAGATTTAGCAACAGGGTTATGAAGAACAATATACTGCCCTTCTTTTGCTGCAACTTCTTGGCAGATAGCTTCCTGTTTGCTTACTCGCAGAAACTTACGATTTTCGTGATCGTAAATTACCGGTGAATCTGTTTCTGCAACGGATGTCTTATTCGGTCCAACGATAACTTGTACGTTACCGTTTGTACCATCCTGAAGCAAGGCATATTCACCTTGTGCCAGGACTAAGTCACCTGTTCTACCTCCCGGCATCCGGGGCTCTTGATCATACTCTCTAACAGCCATATATCCTCCTCATTTTTTGTTTAACACATAACCTCTTCATCAATGCCTATATAATATGAAATTTTAAAAATAAATCAAGATTGATTTTTCAAAAAATGATTATATTATAAAGGTATGAATTTTAAGAAGTTTATTCATTTTAAAGATCGAACAGGATCTGTTATCGGGCTAGTTTTAGAACTAATAACAAATTCTGGAGACCTGGTTATAATACAACCGTATTCGTGGCAATCTGATGAAGGAAACTGGACAAGATTAAATGAAAATGAGAAGCTTAATCGATTAACGATAGACTTACGACGTGTTACAGAAATAAAGTATTTTGATGATTATGAAACGTTTATTACCGAGTATTTTGCTGAACTCCTCTAAACTAAAACCTAGAGGAATGTATGTTATTAAAACAGGAGATCGTCAAGGCGGTTTTCTCATTTGGATTAAAGAGCAAGACTTAAAGAAGACTCATGCATTTCTTTTTTGTCCTAATCCAATGGAAGCTCTATTTTTATCACAAATAGAAATCAAGAATGAACTTAAAACTGGTGGAATCGAATTTGTTGAGCAACTTCCTGTAGAAGTATATGAGGTATGTTGCGCGAATTGGACCTACTACAAAGAAAAGAGTTAAAATGAGTGTGAGAAATTTAATACTTGATGGTACTAATCTAGAATTTCGTATTTTTTATGTAGCACAAAGCTATAAAAACCACAACGGTGCAAATACCTTAGAATTAATGTCACGCTTTTTAGTTACGTTTAAAAAATTAGTCGAACGATTCGATCCAACTGAAGTTTATGCATCTTGGGATAAAAAGCTAGCGTATCCCTCGACAAATTTTCGAAAAGAGATTCTTGAGGGACAATATAAAGCTGGTAGATCAAAACCGGATAATGTTCATGAATTATACGATGAGGAGCCAAAAATTATAAAATTGCTTTCATCTCTTGGAGTAAAGCATATTTTTCCAAATGTACTTGAAGCAGATGATGTAGTTGCGTGGTTAGCAAGAACTTTACCGGGCGATACAATTGTTGTATCTGGAGACCACGATCTTTTACAGCTTGTAAACGAGGATACTTCAGTCTGGGATTTAAAAAGATTAACTACACAAGATAATTTTATGGAACAAATTGGAATCGAGCCTAAATACTTCAAGCTATATAAGGCTATAATGGGCGATAAATCTGATAATATACCAGGACTACCAGGTCACGGTAAGGTTCGTTCTGCAAAGCTTGCAAAAGATTGGGAAGATGCAACAGTCACTAGCGAGTATAGAGAGATTGTTGAGCGAAACTTAAAGCTTGTTGATTTAGATTATGGATTTACAATAGAAACGGGTGAACTAGATGCGTATAAGATGCAGTTCGAAAAAGAAAAGATAGTTTCCCGAGGCGATATTGATCAGTTTAAGCAACTTTGCTTAGAATATGGTCTAGATAAAGAAGTCGAGCAAATAAAGGATTGGAAGAAGGTATTGACAAGGAACAATTTAGTTTCAATCATTAATACGTTATTTTCATAAGTATTTTAAAGGAGAATATTATGTACGAAGGAACTGTGCAACCAACACAACAGAGATGTACCGCTTGCGGTAATCCAACGAATCCACGAGAAGATAGAAGTTACGACCGGTTCGCAAAAGAAACCATTGTCGAAGCTACATGGGTGTGCTCAAGATGTGGTCACCGCTTTGCATCTGGGATCGTTGAAAGAATAAAGGATAAAGAATAAAGAAAAAGGATAATGCATTTGAAAGCCGAAAACAATTTGATATTTGAAAACTATATAAACAGCCTTCTAATTGAAAGGAGTATAGGTATTAGACTACAACAAATTATAGACGCAGGTAAAGATGTTGTTGTAAACACTAATATCAATCCACCTGTTGTAGTTTTTAATACTAATAATTCAGGTAGTTCACCTAACGATTCGATTATGACAGGTGCAGTACATGAAACTATAAAAGAACTTATTGCTGGTCCGGAAATATCCGGTGAAGGTGATCAGTCTTTAAATAATCTTACAAGAGCTTTTCGGGAACCACAGATGTGGAAAAGGGTTATTAATGTTTCTCAAATACCACCTAATGCTGTTATCGTTAACCACAAGGGGCAAATTGTAACATCTTATTACGATATAAACTAAATACATGACAACAAAAAAACAAAGTATATTAACAGAATCACTAGAAGAGGTGATCTCTGAGGATTGGAATGGTGCTGGGATCGGTGGTACTGGATCGGCTGCGAGAGGTCGAGGAGTGCCGCAGAGTCAAACTGGTAATAAGCCGTGGCAGCCTGGCTCCCCACCTTTTCGTGGAATGACTGGCTCTCCTGGTGGCATCAATGTTCAGGATATTGCACAAGAGGGAGAAGAACTGATGAAAACTGGAGGAAAGAATAAAATGTTTCCTCTAGAGGGTGTAAATGAGAATCTCGCTGATGCATATATTCAGCTTACAAATGCGGAAATCCAGTTGAAGTCTTGTGTCAAGTACAATAAGGTATTGACAAAGGACGCAGAGAAAAAGCTTGTGTTAGAGAATTGTTTTCGAAAAGTAAAAGTCATCAAAGAGATGATAAAAAGTATTACACGAGATTTTGATCGCATAACATTATCATGAAAAAAGATTTAAGAAAGATTCCTGGAATCAAATTCGATACTATTAAGTGGAGTGAAGCACAATTAATGGGACGCTTTATGCTGACCATCGGTGATGCAGAAGAATTATGCCGTAGAACTAAATCAGGACTACCAAAGAACAAAATACTAAAAGATTGGTTCTTTGATCAAGTGACGGAGTGCCTAGAACAATCAATAAAAAATATTAAAGAAGGTCGTAGTAATGTCACCCCAAGTTAAAGCTTTTTACAAATCAATTTGTACTGTTCTCGGAGTTGCTGCTGGATGTGGTACAGGTGCAGGGTTAATTTTCAAAAGCACAAGTATAGGTATAGGAGTAGGCTTGATTTTACTTGTAGCACAATTTCTGGTTGGATATATTGCGAGTATCCGTCGAGATCAAAAGCAAGAGGTTTTGGCTCAGGATATAATCAATGGTGTGATGAATGGTGCACAGGAATTACGTGTTCCTATTGTATTATCTTGTGCATATTGCAATATGCAAAATCGAGTACCACTCTCGTTAATGGAAGACAATAGTTTTGAATGTGTTTCATGTAACCAGCCAAATAAAGTATATATGCAATTTTCGACCGTAAGAGTAACTCAACCACTGTCGAGTAAAATAGAAATACGCGAAGTGAATGACGAGCCAACTCAGCGGCAAACTACAATAAACGAACCTATTCAACTCACATGACAAATGCACCAATAGATTTTATTGAAACGGAATCAATAAAACAGGTTGTTAAAGAAAAAGGACAACCTGCAACAATTCCGCTATCAAGACCTACCGAAATTATTCCACTAAAAGTTAGTATTGACGCAACTAGTGAGGAATATTGGTCTAGTAAAAGTCGAAAACTATCTCAGCAATACCAATATGGGGTTGCACTAGGTAAGTTTGGCAATAATGCTAACACTATTTCGAATTTTTATAAACGACTCTCTACTGCAATTATAGAGACTACAAAACAACAATGCAACCTAGAAAACAAGTCTACTGAAGATTTATCTTGCCATTTCGATGTAATTTCTAATATAATAAAGATATTAGCAATAGAAGTGGAAAGAAAGAATTTAACACAGATGACAACGGTAGACTTTTTGGCCTGTTTGCATGGGTTTATAGAGTCGTATATAAAAAATTCAATAGAAAGTTAGTTTATGATAAACACAAATGAGATGACGGATTTTCAGGTATCTCGCTGGTATGCACTATATGAGGCTGTTAATTTTATAGCAGATGAGTGTGAATCGAGAAATATTGATTTTGAGTCAATACGTCTAGAACCATTACATATTAAAAAATATGTAGAAAAGACGTGTGATATTTTTGCAAGGCGATTACAGGAGCAGCGCGAAGATGCAAAGAGACAAGTAGAACAAAAAATATATAATGCTGTAGCGGAGAGACAAAAACATGTTGTATATTCTTGATCATAAATTTACTGCAGGTGCAATACAGTCGAGCCCAATACGCGGCGGATCTGTTACTGAACAAATTGCATTAAACAAACGACAATCACGAGTACCTATTGACAGTGGATTTGAGCCTGGTAAGGTATACAAGTTGCTGTATATTTCACCTCTTAGAGAAGACGGTCAATTAAAGGTTAAATATTTGTTCCAAAATATAAACACTAAACAAACGATCGAGAAAATATTTTCAGATTGTTCTGCAGGTGATGATTTTATAGCACAAATTTCTGGTGAGACTGATAAGCTACGAGATCAACGCAATCAAATTGCGGCATCACTAGCCGAGAGTTAATATCCACCATATACATCGTCTGCTGTATTATCGTAGTTCCATGATTTCTTAGATTCATCATTTACGTTCTGATCGTATGGTGGATCTTTTCTATCTTCTGGCATTGGTAAAGCTGATGCAGGTGGCCATCCAGTTCCGTTTTCACTAGAAATAAGACCATATTGAGTCTCATCTGACGGTTGTGAACTACCAGGCTCTCTTGGAGCATTTGGTTGATAGCTATAATCGAATCTCTTAGCGTGGCAGATCCATACGTAGTGGCCTTGTAGTGGGTTATAATTAAGAGTTAAATTTTCATCTCTTCGTTCTGTGATTTCGTAACAAGGCGCACCACGTATGAGTCTACTAAATGATTCTGGATCATCGTAACCAGATAATGCATTTTCATCTGTATCACAATCTCCTGCAGGTATATCCACGAGTCCATCAGAACATATCAATGAGTATGGATCTGCGGCATCTTCACAGGACGTAAGAGGAGCATTAGCGGAAACATTGATATCATCGGGGCCACCTGGCCTATCCCATCCAAGCTCTATCATACGAATAACATCACCTGCTTTTGGTTCTGCACCGTTACCGAACTGCTCGTAGAATGTTTGTATAGGGATAATGAAAGTTACATCTGATTCAGTTTGAATACCGAATTTTGAAAGTAGTAAAGAATCGTTTTGAAATTCAGCAAGAATTGGAAATCCTTTTGGTGGAACTACAAAAGGAGCTAGAGGCTCTTCACCGTAAAGAAAATCATGAGCGGATAGCTTATAATCATAAACAAAGTAGTCGATGAACGTTCCGTATAATTGTGTTATCTCTTTCCAATAATTTTGGTATATACGGCGCTCGTTTTGGTTTGCCTCTTTACGATTAAATCTGAAATTTGTTCCATTAGCACATTTCATTTAATTATTCTCCCATACCCATTTGGAAACTGCCAATAGCTTTTCCAGCAGCGCTTATTCTCTTTTTGCGAGTTTTACGGCGCGGCTTATACAAATAGTAAACATTCGGTTTTAATCTTACCATCTGAATGCCTGTTGATCCAAGATGCTTCATCGGCTTGCCGCTATCAGGAATATTGAATTTATATTTAGTTGCAATATCATAGACTTGTGGTTTGGAAACACGCCATACACCTGATGACGCTTTCTTTGCAACGTCAACCATTTTATTGCTTACATCCATCTTCTGGACAAATGATCCAATTGTCTGGGAAAGCTTTGGTCCTTTTACTCCACTCTCTTGAGATTTTGGAGTTTGTTTAAGACTCTTTCTACCGATACCACGAGCCATTTTATACTTATGAGAACTAAGCGGATCTTTTGCTTTACGGATCTTCATTTTACCGAAACGCTTAAGGCTTTCATTTATAGTTTGTTGTTCAAAAGTTTTCATTAAAATATATCCTCTGATGCTTGTTGAGTGGCACTGGAAAAATATTTATCAAACGATATATTTACAGGCTCCAACGCCTGTGTAACATAGAATGTTTCAAAAGCTTTAAAAGGGTAAATTGGCTTGAGATTACCGACTTGAATCATTTGTCTGTCTCGTTGATCCTGTAGAATTTTACATTCTTTACCTTTCAGTCCGTTAATAGCCCAGATTAGTTTTACTATAATTGGATCTTCATCAAAGTCATTATATATACAAGAAATTTTTGATCTTACACTTTTATCTGTATATATGTTAACAACAGGAAGTTCATGTCTGAATATTGGTATAATTTTGTAATATTTATTTTTAACTAAATTCATTTCAAAAGTTTCCATTTTATGCCTCTAAGAAATCTGCTCCCATTTTACTTTGCTTGATGGTTTGGTTAATATCGTATTCCTTATCAACATCGAGTAGTTGATCTATCTTTTTAGTTATTTTAGTATAATAGTATTTTTCGAGAAGCTTAAATGTGACATTCTCCGGTAGGTATTCTTTCTCACTGTAATATAAAATTTCTTCAACTGTTGTTGTTTGATCAGTTGCTAATCTACGAAGCGCGTCAACACTACTATAGATTGTTGTTAAATAGTGAATACTATCTCCTAATTGATCTATCTTGCGCTGCAGCTCGTGGCGTATTTGTTTTAGATTATCGAACCCTATATTTTTTAGTTCTTCGAAATTAATTAAGTTACGATGTATTTTACCTGTTGTTATATCAATACTACTAATTGTCTCTGTAATTCGAGACATAAATGAGGTGATACCAGGATTTAGTATTTCTGGCAATCTAGCCCATCGTTCATTTGCTATATCGTAAACTGCATCTAAGCTATCATAATCAACATCATCTGGTATAATGTAATAGTTAATAGGATGTTGTGTCCCAATCGCTAGACGGCCATTTAGTCTTCTAAGATTAAACAATACCTCTGCAACAGAGATACTATCGATAGCTTCTGGATCAGTTTCAACGTTAACATCAATGCTAGTTTTAGGTGTCCAATCGTGTGTCAGTATATCACCAGTAATATAAAAGTTTACAACAGGCACAACTGATGCTAGTGCTTGAATGTCTTGTAGTATTTGTGCTTTTATACCATCTCTGAGAATAGGTGTACCCTCTCCATCGAAAAACTGGAATACTTGGGGATCTAAAGTATCACGTGGAATATCAACAACTGCTTCTGTGATTAAAATTGCTCTATTTATTGCTCTTTCAAAATTCATTAAATTCTCCATTGATATTAATATTTAAGTCTTTTCGATGTAATTCACGTATATCAATTTAGCCAATAAAAAAGCGGAAACAAATTAATGCTTCCGCTTTTTTGAAATATATACAGGTCAAATTAATCAAAAACGCTTCGGCCTGCTTTACCCATCTCCGACTTCACAACCATGCTACCTTTTGACTGCATGTGTGATGTACGATCTGGGAAAGAACCGAGCTTACCGTTTGAACCTTTACCTGGTCCGCCAGCACTAGCCTTACCAGCTGCTGTCTGCTTTGATGTTACAGCGCTATGCTTAACCTTCTGGCTACCCTTTGATTGCATCTGGGAGGTGCGATCTGGGAATGCAGATAGTTTGCCATCTGAACCTTTACCTGGTCCACCAGCTTTACCACCACCGCCTTTGCCGTATGTTACAGCTTCTGGAACAACTGGCTCTTCCTCACCAAATCCTTCACCGCCCATTTCATCCTCACCGAAACCTTCTCCACCCTCTTCTTCTGACTCTTCATCAAAAGCACCGAGCTTCTCTGCAATTTCAGTTAAGCGATCGATAATCATTCGTAGCTCTGTGGCTACATCGACTTCCTCACCGAGATCATCATCACCTTCACCGTCTGGTGGGAAATCTCCCATTTCATCATTAAATTCATCTCCACCTGTCTGCTCAAGTGGGCTCTCATCATCGCCGAGTTCCTCTTCAATTAATGTAGCTTTAAATAATTTGTCAAAACTGCTTTCTGGTAACATTTCGTCCATATCCCTTTCTTTCATAATTTTTCCGTGACCCGGATTTAACTTCTTATCCATCTCCTTTGGAGAACCAACAGCCTTTGCAGCAGGACTTTCAACACCTAGCCCAGATGCTTTTTTAGTATCTTTATCTAGCATACTCTGGCCCGGCTTTGCCATTCCAGGTGCGTCGACCGTACCTTTCATTTGATTCTCAAGTACTAATTCATATTGTTCTGCTAACATATCTCTCATTTTTTAAATCTCCTTAGACATAGTCTGATGTGTCTTTTAATTATTTATTGTAATCTTCTCCAATTTTTTCATAAATATTTATGTTATATTGAGAAAGGTGTTGTAGTTTTAAATAATTATTAATTCCCCTTTAAAGCCACAGAGGATAATATTTATGAATAACAAGATGGAGAACGAACTGATATTTGAAGGATACTGAAGCATATTTTGGATAATATATGAGAGCTGAAAATAATTTAATTTTTGAGAGATATATAAGGAGTTTAAACGAAACATCTAAATCACTATCTAGAATAGTATATTGAAATGAACACAGCGAAGACAATAATGAATAAGATAACAAATTTTGAAAAGTATTTCAACTCTTTTCTAATATCCGAAAGGTTTGATCCTAAGGAGTACGGCAATTATATTCCATCGATTGGAAATGTTCCTTGGATGGGAGATGACGTATATTCATATAGTTTTTATAGTGGTGGTGATGTATCGCATATATGGGTTGCTAGTGAGATAGAACCCGGTTTTTTTAAAGTAGATTTCGTTGCTTCAGCTCCTGTGAGAACTGAATATGGTAATATAACTAAACACTCATTAAATGTTTTACAAAAAATAGCAGGAATAACTTATAACTTTATTAAAATGATGCAACCACAGAAAATTATCTTAATCGCAAAGAATGAACAATTATATCGCATTTACGGAAAGTTAATAGTACAGATAGCCCCCTATTTACCGAATTATACTGTTAGAGATATTGACGTTCAAGGACATAAAGCGAGGTTAATAGAAAGAAATGAAAATAGATCCTAAAAAAATGGTTGATGATGTAGAGCTATCTGATAATCAAACATATCTGCGTAATAAAAGATTACCACGCGCTGATGCTGAGTTTGAGTGGACTCCACAGCGAATTGCGGAACTAAAAAAATCTAAAAATGATCTCGGATATTTTGCACAGAATTACTTTTTTATTGTTGATGTGGATGAAGGTAAACGAAAAATTGATTTATATCGTTCTCAAAGACGAGTTTTAAAATCACTGACTAGTAATCGATTTGTAATTGTAAATGCATCGAGACAGGTTGGGAAAGCGCTTGCACTAGATACCCCAGTACCTACTCCGGCAGGCTGGACGACAATGGGTCAACTAAAGGACAATGATGTTGTATTCGGCTCTAACGGAGAACCTACTAGAGTTGTTCGTGCACATGATATCTTGTATAACAGAACTTGTTACGAAATTGAGTTTAGTAGCGGTGAAAAGATAATTGCAGATGAAGATCATAGATGGTGGGCGCAATCTCATTATGATAGATGTCATAAAAGAGTAGGTAGAATATATACAACAAAAGAATTTCTTAATAAGCTTACAGTTAATCAGAAATATCCACAATTAAATTATTCTGTACCAAGTGCGCCAGCTTTTGAATACCCAGAGCGAGATCTTTTAGTTGATCCGTACCTACTTGGTTATTGGTTAGGTGACGGATTTTCGAGAGCTCCAGCTTTGAGTGTATCTCGTTTTGATGTAGAAGAGGCAAGAAGGTGTCTTGATATTGATCCAGATATTATCCGTGAAGAAATAACACAACCGGATGGTCATTATATTTTATGGATAAATCAGGACAAATATAAAGACGGTAAGAGGTTAATCACATTGCTTAGGGAATTAAATGTATATCGTAACAAGCATATACCTGAAGTATATTTACGAAGCAGTAAGGCACAAAGATTAGAACTGTTAAAAGGGTTAATGGATACAGATGGATCGACAGTAGGAAAAAAATGTGTATTTTACAACACCAATGAGCAACTAGCTGATGAAGCTCTAGAACTTGTTAGATCACTAGGATTACATGCTACTAAAAATGTATTTTTAAAAAACATGAATCCAAAGCAAACAAAAATTGGTAAACCGATGTTTCGCATTACTTTTAGTTCTCCTTTTCCTGTATTTAAATTTAAACGAAAAATTGATAAACAAAATTGTAATGTTTCTATAAAACAAGTAAACCATTATATTAAAAATATAACTAAAATCCAATCAGTACCTGTTCGATGTATAACAGTGGATGCAGAAGATGAATTATTTACAATAGGAAAAACTAATATTGTTAGTGCAAACACCACTCTTATGACCATTTATGCTTTATGGTATACTTGCTTTCAATCAAATAAAAGAGTTGTTATTGTAGCCAATAAAGAAAAAACGGCTATTATGATTCTTCGCCGTATTAAAATGGCTTTTGAAGAATTACCTAACTGGCTCAAACCTGGTCTAGCTACATGGGGCGGCACTGAAGTTATTTTCGGCAACGGATCTAGTATAGCTATTTCAACTACAACTGGTAGTGCAGTTCGTGGTGATTCTGTAAACTGTATTACTGGAGATAATATTGTTACGGTTCGAAATAAAAAGACAGGAAAAATTGAAGACATCGAGATGTCTGAATTGTTTAATAGGGTTAAAATTAATAATAGATTGGATATAAAATTAGATGAAAAATGAAAATGAGTTAATATTTGAGAGGTTTGAAAGATGATTAATAAATTTTGCTTCCATGAGACAAGTATAGATAACGCTCTTCTTATTTTGATGCGTGAGGAAATTTGTCCACTTTGGGATCTTGTTGATAGCGAAGATGAGCGAAATGTTATATCACAAGAAAGAGGATCGAAAAATTATGGTGATTATGTTTATACATCTACATTTAGTAAAAAGATAGATGATGAATACCTATATTGTGGTACTTGGTCGGATCCAGATGTACTTTTTACTATCAAAACTAATAAAGATATTATATTGCGTAGCAAATATAGTAAAGTAGAGGGGGGAATTCTACAAATAAAAGGCTGTGTTAAAATTAAAGATATTTATCATATAAATATAGAACCAAATATTATAAATGACGATAATATGTCCGAAATACTTAAAATTAAGCGGATAGCTGTTGAAAGAGGTATTCAATTCACAGTCAAAGACAGAAGCGAAATTATTAAATTTTATATAGAAGAACAATAATGGCTGATTTAACAAATTTTGATGTATTTGAGAATACAGAATATGAAATCTTGACCGAAGAAGGGTTTAAAGATTTCAAAGGAGTTTTCTGTGGTAAAAATCCGAACAAAATTCATTTAACTTTTCAATCTAATAAGCAACTAATTTGTACACCAAAGCATAAATTAATGGTTAATGAAACTGATTATGTTTTTGCAAATGACCTACAAGTTGGAAACAAGATTTTCAATGATGTTGTTAAGTCGATTAATGAATTTGAAAATGATGAGGAAGTGTTTGAATTTCTTGAAATTGAAGATACTCATACATATTTTGCAAATGGTATATTAAGTCATCAATGCATCATTATCGACGAAATGGCTCACATTGAATCTCATCTTATTGATGACTTTTGGGCATCAGTTATTCCTGTTATTTCGTCATCTCGAAAAGGAACTACAAAGATTTTTGCTGTTAGTACTCCGAAAGGTACAGGTAACAAGTTCCACGAAATTTATTCAAAAGCACAGCGAGGTGAGGCTATAGAAGGTAGAATTTCTTGGCATGCAGAGAATATTCATTATAGTGAAGTACCAGGACACGGTAAAAAGTGGATTGCAGATATGAAGGCTGCTCTTGGTAACGATGAGCAATTATTTGCACAAGAGTTTGAGTGTGTATTTTTAGAGACAGGAGAATCTGCTATTGATGCATCTGTTCTTGAAGACTATAAAGAGCAATGCAGATTACCTCTGCAGACGTTTGAAGATGGACATTATAGAGTTTGGGCTGAACCTCAAGCAGGCCATATATACGGTATAGGAGTTGATGTTAGCGAAGGCATCGGACGAGCAGCATCTGTAGCGCAAATATTTGACTTCACAGACTTAACGCATATTGAGCAAGTTGCATGCTATCACAATAACGCAATTCACCCAACACGATTTGCAGAAGTATTAAACCGCATCGGAAACCATTGGGGTAGACCGCCGATGTTAATCGAGAGAAACAATTGCGGTGGTGAGGTGATAACTTCACTGAATGAGAAGCACAACTATCATAATCTAGTTAGTCATAATCCATCGAATCTTAAGTACGGAGATATACGGCAAGGTATTTATTCACATACTAATACCAAGTATAATGGTGTAATGAATATGCGTTATTGGATGAATACTCTTAAGGTTGTTAAAATATACGATATTGCAACTGTTCAAGAGCTTCAAACATTTGTACGGTATCCAAACGGCACTTGGAAGGCTAAGCAAGGCAATCAGATTTATGATGATAGAGTATTGTCTCTAGTCTGGGGTCTATATGTTCTACAAGAAGAGATTTGTCAACAGCATTATGAAATCGTTGCGTATGATGATCAAGGTAAACCGCTTAAGATTCAAAACTATACAATTACAGAACCAGGTATATTTAAACTAGATGACTTCTTCCAGAAGAATGAAAATGCTCCACTACCGACGATTATCGGATCATCTCCAACATCAGGACAATTTTCACCAGGAGGCCAAGGAATAAACGAACTACACCAAGCAGGTTGGAGCAGTCTATGATAGGTTCGTTTAATCAATATTATCAGATATACTCGAAAGAGTATGGAGAAGATCGCGTTAACGAGATACTAGAAGTAGTTTATGATGCTATTTTGAGTGAAGTAGGTATTAATTGGTTTGGAACACATGACGTTGATCCGGTGATATCTCAAGCAGTATTTGACGCTGATTCAGAAATGAAGTCGAATGTATGGAAACTTTTTGCCGATAATAATGGTAATTTTCGATATGAGATTATGTTTGAATATCTTGAAGAAAAGGGATGGCTAGAGCAGAGAAAAGCGAAAGATTTGATGGACACGAAAACTTTTAAACTTTTACCGAGAAAGGGTAAAGAGGTCGATTATTGGCAGGAGGTATTTTAATGAGTAACATAACACAACCACATTTAAACAAACTTAGGAAAGATAAATTTGTAGTTATCTTGACACTACCTAATATAATGAAGCAGTTACAATCGAGATCTACAAGAGAAGATAAATTTATAAATCTGGATAGTCTACAATTTTCTGTTTATAACATTAATATACCGAGTGTAACTGTACCTGAGCATCAAATACACTTTGGCCAACAGAATTATAATATAACTTCGTATGATAGACCAGCATATGCTCCTGTTGTGATTAATTTTGAAGTCGATAATGAATTTAAAAACTATTGGGTTCTTTGGAAATGGCTACAGCTTTTAAATGACCCTACTACAGCGGCTTACGCCGGAAAAGGAATCTTTCCTGAGGGTGCGCCTGTTCTTGATCCAAAAATCGTACCTAATTATCAAACAACAATTATAGCAAATGCAATGGATGAATATAACAATGAAAAAGCAAGATTTGTATTCACTAATTCATTTATAACTACATTAGGGGAATTAGACTATAATTACAGAGATTCAGGTCAGTTGCAATGTAGTTTTACATTTGTGTTTAATCGACTGGATATTGAACTACTGGATGATGGAACAGATACACAGAAATTTGCATAAAACTGTATATTTTATCGTGTGTATAGTGTCGTCTGTCCCGAAAATATTATCCAAAGAACAATAAATAATTAAAACGAATAGGAGTTTTACCATTCAAAGAGGAGAATAATATGCGAACAATTGAGAGCCCAGGCGTAGAGATAAGAGAAATTGATTTAAGTTTTAATACCGAGCTTCCAGTAGGCACAACTGTTTTCTGTGCTGGTTATGCCCCACAAGGTCCTACAGATGAACTTGTTAACGTAACTAGTATTTCAGAGTTTGAACAGATTTATGGCCAACCGGAGAATGCTGCAGAGCGGTATTTCTATCACACATGTAAACAAGTAATGCAAGCTAATGGCACATTGCTTGTCACTCGTATTCCTTACGGTTCAGGTGGAGGAACAGGATACACATCTAATTATAGTGTTCTTGCTTTTCCATGCTTTCCGTGGAATTCAGACATCGATGAATATGCAACCGGCATTACAGCAGCCACATATTCATCAGTACTTGCAGGTAGCTGCAACAGGTCAAAACTGGAATAATACTTATAATGTTTATAGTGCTGTTTCCGGTACTGAGCCAAACTATGCAGGATTTAGTGGATTAACAGTAAGCCTATCTGGTGAAAGTTCAACTACAAGGAAAGCGGTAACATTTACTCTTTCTGGTGGAGCTTTTGTATCTAATGATAGTGCATGGACAGGTACATATACACCAGTCGATAGTGATTATGATTCGTTCCGTTGGAAATTTAGTTCACAAACAGAATCTATTTCTAATGTAAAGATTACAACAACATACGAAGCATCAGGCATTACTGCTGCAACCACACCGAAATTCTCAACAGCAGAGAATTACTATTTAGGTCAACCAGTTCACACAGTAGTTAACGAAGAGATTTATCTTCAGTGGCTACAAGGTGGAATTAACTGGAAAGACGGACAGATGCCATCTGGTTACACAACTACAGAGGCTGCATTGTTATCAAACGTCGGCTATAACGGTCTAATCGTTGTTAACGAGATTAAGTCTGTAATTGACGAAACATTCGGTGGATATTATATCGCGATTGCCGATAACTCGAAGATTGATAAAGGTTCTAATTTCGATTCAGTATTAAAAGCAAAGACTATTAATAGTTCTACAACTAACACAGAATGGTTGACGCTCAATACTGACCGTTTAGCATTTGCACTAACTGGTACGTATCGTCAATCACCAGGCTGTATTTCTGAAATAGTTGAGACTGTTCCAGGATGGGAATTTGGTAATGAAGGTCAAGGTGGTTATACTGACAGTATTATATTTACACAGTTCAAACTACGCCCATCATTATATAACGCCGAGGATCGCGTTCTTGATAGAGTTGTTTCAGAGACTTACAGCGGCTCGTTTGATAGTACTCGTACTATTAATAATCCACGTGGTGGATCACCTCTAAACTATTATCTAGAGGACGTTATTAACAATGAATCAACCACAATGAGAGTATTTATTAATCCAAATATTTCCGAGAGAAGTGGTCTATGGTTCGATCCACAGAATGGTTTACCAATCAAGAAGATTCGAGTAGCTTGCGGTGCAAAATCAAATACAGATGAGTATGGAGTTGCATTGAGTGATAATCCGACTAACCCAGCAGAGCCTCACGGTAAAGCAAAAGTTGTATTTGATCTATCTAGTGCAGATAGTTATCTAGTAAATGCAGACAATCTCTATGCTACTGGTGAGTATGTTGAGAGCTGTCAGGGTAGTGAGAAGTATATTGGCGAACTTCCACAGAAGCTTGAGCGTGCATTACGTCTTGCAGAGAACCGTGATTTAATTCGTGTTGATCTTGTTCCTGAAGCTGGTCTTGGTACCGTCTGGACAGGTATGGTTCTTGATATGAATAACTGGCCATCTGATGCAACGAATAATTATGCTTACTCTCGTACGCAGGAGATATTCAATGAAACGCACTATATCGATGGTATCTTGAATTCGCATACCTTTGATTCGGACAGTGATGGTTTAATGAGTCAAGCTACTGGCTCGTCTTCAGAAGCGAGCGATTTATATGAGACTATTTACGGAATATTCAATACATTCTGCAAAGATACTCGTAAAGATTGTTTACATATTGCGGACCCGTTACGTTACATCTTCGTACAAGGACAAGGTGATGTAAAGGTTATGGATGACCAGACAAAGAACTTCTCGCAGCATATATACTGGCCGCTGAAGAATCTTTACGGTACAGCAAATTCTAGTTACGCGTGTACATATGCTAACTGGCTCAAGCATTATGACTCTTATGCTGGTAAGTTTGTATGGTTACCATCATCGGGATGGCTATCCAGAACTATGATTAATACGGATACTAATTTCTTCCCATGGTTTGCACCTGCTGGATTAAATCGTGGTATTCTACAAGACATCGTAGATCTTGGTATTAATCCAACCTTGAAGCAACGTGATTTGCTATACAAGAGTGGTATGAATCCAATTGTATACTGGCCAGGTGATGGTTATGTGGTTTGGGGACAGAAGACATTACAGAAGAAGCCTTCGGCATTTGATCGTATCAATGTTCGTAGATTGTTCTTGTGGCTTGAGAAGGCTACATTACAGCTCGTGCGTTACTTCGTGTTTGAACAAAACACTGTATTTACACAGAACCGTTTAAGAGCAGCTATTTCGCCTATATTCGACTATGCGAAGAATAATGAAGGGGTTTATGATTACCTAATTGTTTGTGATGAGCGTAAT